CGAATGTTACTCCAGGTGATGTGGGTGTAATGATGAGTCTGCTCAAAATTGCTCGTATTAAAAGTAACGTGAGTCACGAAGATAATTATGTTGATGGATGTGGTTATCTTGCATGCGCGGCAGAGTGTGAAAAAAATACTTAGTTTTTTTGTTGACAAGTATGCAATCACTTCTTATATCTGTTATCAGCGACTATCAATGGAGGTTTATATGCAAAGATCAACAAATTATCTGGAAGCACAGGCGTTGCTTAATCAAACGATCAACGCCGTGCATAGTTTAGTTACCAGTGATGCCACCGAAGCTGAAGTCGAGTTGTTACTTGGCGCGGCAGGTGGATTGCAGGAAGCGCAGTCAATGTTAATCAAGGCAAGGTTGAGGGTAGAGCAATGAGAGATAGTTTAATGGAAGGCCCATATGCGCCAATTGTTAAGGTAGAGGACGATGACAGTATTGATGTTCGTAAATTGAGCCGAGTTGATACGATTTATATATATGAACGTGTTCACCAAATTCTGGACATGGACGATCTAGCTGAAGGTTTGTCACGTTTGCATAATGAGCTAGCGCATAACTTTTACATAGATACAGGTCGTAAAGTCGGCGAGGTATTATTCAATGATTAAATCAGACCCAAGCTGGGATGGCGTTGAGCGTATGGCTGATGACATGAAAAAGCGCAAATTGGGCGTTGAGGAAGACGGTCCTGTTCTGGCGAACATGGTGCAAGCGGCTTTGGCTGAACCAAAGAAGGGCTTTGCCTTGTATTCTGGCGGCAGTGTCGCTGAAGCCATGAGGCGCAACATGCAAGCTGATATGGCGACGATGCAAAAGTTTATAGTGGACAATACGCTTTTGGATGAAATTGTAAAAGCGTCTTTTGTTAAGCCACAAACATTGCTTGCTATGTTGCATAGGGCTATGCCGTGCTTTGATAGCATGTGGGTGGAGTGGGATGAACATGCACGTTTGGAATCAAGAAAAAAAGCGCATGATAAATATACCCCAGACATGTATATCCAGTTTAATGATAAGGATATTGATGGTTCACGAGTTGGGTATCACATCCGTAAAGTAAACGACAAAATCATTTACGCTAAATACCAAATAACAACACAAAACGGTGTGGAGAAAATTGGAGCTTATCCATTAGGTTTTTCAATTTCTAATAGTGACAGAATGTTCTCTGATCAAAATGAGATGCTTGCGTCAAATTACAATCAAGTAACTTCTGATATTATTTTCGCGCCTTGGTATTACGCAAAGCATAGTAAAGACCCTGTTCAAAAAGAGTTCTTGGACGATATTATGTTTAAATGTGGCATCGTTCAAACGGCGGCTATGCACTGGTCTATACCTGCACAAAAATTCAAAATGGGTTGGGAAAAAGATGAAATGTCTGAGTTAGTCAGGCGTAACTTTTTGCCCGGTCATGGTGATGAGCAGGGTTTTGGAATGGGCGATGTCAGGTTTCTGATCGCGTTACTTAGTACGCTTAATTATGATCAGGTTATTCATTTAAGCACAACGCCGCCAAAGAAAATTGATCATATGCGTTTTGGTCGTGTGGTGCCGAAGAACGAATACAAGCTGGTGACAATCCAGTTACCCAAGCCTCGTGGCGTAAAGATCTATGAGCAGATGTTTACAGGTCATGGAACGCCTAAGAGAGAGCATTGGGTAAGAGGACACCATAGACGTATCAGAGGGCGTAGTGAGCCAACGTGGATACCGCCTCACATAAGAGGCAACCCAGAGTTGGGTACTATCGTTCATGACTATAAGTTGGAGGGCAGGTAATGAACGTGCTTAGTTTGTTCGATGGTATGTCGTGTGCAAGGCTGGCTCTTGATAGGGCTGGCCTACCTGTCACGAAATACTTTGCCAGCGAAATTGATCAATACGCAATCAAAGTTGCCAAGGCTAACTATCCCGACACAATACATGTGGGCAGTGTTCATAACGTAATATGGCCTGAGATATTTGACGGTGAGCCGATTGATCTATTGATCGGCGGTAGTCCGTGTCAGGGATTTTCGTTTGCGGGTGGTCAGTTGGCGTTTGATGACCCGCGCAGCAAATTGTTTTTTGAATTTGTTCGTGTTCTGAAAGAATGCAAGCCGAAGTATTTTCTGCTGGAAAACGTAAACATGAAGCAGGAGTTTCAAGATGTCATAAGCGAACAATTGGGATGTAAGCCCATTGATCTTAATTCAAATCTTGTCAGCGCACAGAATAGGCGCAGGTTGTATTGGACAAATATACCAGTCAGGTCGTTACCAGAAAATAAGCACATATACCTAAAGGACATATTGGAAGATGGCTTTACAGACCGCGACAAGGCGCATTGCGTTGATGCTAATTACTTCAAGGGCGGTAATTTGAAGTCATACTTTGAAAAGCATAGGCGGCAGTTGGTATTTGATTTCACTGATGAAGCAGACGCAGAAGGCACAGTTCTGGCTGGAGAAGCTGATCTGAAGGGGCATGACTATAACAGGCGTGTGTATCACCCAGATGGCAAGGCACCAACGCTTGCAGCGGCTTCTGGCGGCAATCTGGAGCCGAAGATATTACAAATCGCTCGTGGTGCTAATAAAGGCGGTATCAGAGCGGACAATGGTAAAGTTCCGTCCATGACAAGTTCATCATGGGAAAATAACAATTTGTTGCTCTACCCTGCGTCTATCGTAGGCCGTAGGCTAAATGATGGTGTGCGCGATGATTACAACAAAGACGTTCCTGTTAGTCAGTGCCTAGAGGTGCATGATACCAAGGGTAAGGCTAGGTGTTTGTCAACGGTGGAGAAAGATACGCTCGTGTCCCCATTGCCAACAGGACGCTATCCAGATGCGTATAGCGATGACATGCGTCTTATGTGGCGCAAATTAACGCCAATCGAGTGTGAACGGTTGCAGACCGTTCCAGATAACTACACCAACCATGTATCAAATACACAAAGATACAAAATGTTGGGCAACGGCTTTACAGTTGATGTAATAGCTTTTTTACTGGAGGGCATGAAATGACTAATTACGAAAGACATGGAAGTGATGATTACTGGCAAAAATATTACGGTCAGTTGGAAGGGGCTAAGATTACCAAGTTCTGGATGGGTGATGATGGATACCCTACATTCGGGTTAGTGCATCCCAAGTTGGGGGCTTTGGTTATTGAGGTCAGTTGTGACCCAGAGGGCAATGACCCTGGATTTCTGTTTATTAGCGATGGAAAGGAAGGCGAGTGATGGGCGGGTTTGAAGTTTTGCAACAAGTTAAAGATAACATGTTGAAACCAATATACGAAAAGCGGCGGCATCTAGGTTGCGAATGGTGTGGAACCACATTCTATGGATATTACAGCAAAGAGAAGCAATCAATGTTTGGCTCTCCATGCTATATTAAATTTAACGATATTGAAGAAGGGGTGCCTGTTTTTATTCCACCATGTCCCAATGAAGATTGCGGAATGGAAAATATTGGAGTCTATGATGCTAAATCAGCCTTGCATCATTACAACAAACGCAAAGAGCAAGAGCGCAAGAAAGCAGAGCGTAAAGCAAAAAAGGATGCCATGCCTGTAAAGATTAGCAAGAAGCTAACCTATCCAAATAAGCAAGCTTATGAAGATAGACTGGACTTGCTGGCAAAAGATCCAGATCAGATGACCAATTACGAAATGATGTGTGATTATTTTTTGGACAAGGTTTTCTGGAAGAAATTTGGCAAAGGATGCCACACACTGCAATCAAGGCATTTTACAATTAAAAAGCGTTTATGGAATGGAACATACAGCAGCAATTCTGGCAAAACGCGAATGGGTAATTTTACGCCTTACTTTGAAGTTACTAATAACAAAACAGGGAAGGTGCGAGAAGTTGGAACCGACTCTGTAATGTTTAGCGTAAAGCTAAGACAGAAGTATGGAACCAATAGACGTAATGACCCTGATAGAAATTTTGGATTGCCCAACAGCAGGGGATATAAGTAAAGGAGTTGGTTATGGGATTTAAGACAGGAAACTACATGACTGGTATCGGGTTTTTACTCGTGCTGCTGATGTCAGCAGTCGAGCCTATGCCGCATGACTTTCAAGCGTTCTGGTTACATGTCGGACTGCTGATGATCGGAGCAGTGCTGATGGGTTCGGGAGCATACCTTACATGGAAAGGAAAATAGAATGAAGGTACCTACAGTAGAAGAAATCAAGGATGCTCTTAGATTGGTGAGTGACAATCCACTGCACAAACAAAAGATCAGCCGTGACAAAGCTAAAGAACAGGGATTAAAAACATTCTTTACTGGTAATGCCTGTGTACATGGACATGTTTCAGATCGTCTGGTTTCAAACGGCAATTGTGTAGATTGTTACTATGTTAATAGGTGGTGTTCTTGATACGTTCTTGTTTTGGTTTAGAAGTTTAGAAACCCAAAGTTGGTACCCCAAAGTTAATAAAGTTGTTATGTATCAATGGGTTAAGAGGTTTTGGTTTGGGTTTGCAATGATAGCACAAACAAAGCAAAATAGGGGTCGTAAGTTATTGAAAAGGCTCAAAGTTTAAGGTTTGGGTTTTTCTCCCTATTACATAGGGGTATAGGTATAAACAAACCTATACCCTGTAACGTGTGGTTGCTGCACCAGTAACCAGAAGAATTGTTCTACTTAGGAGGGGCGTAATGCCGAATGTCGGAGAAGATCTACCAAAGGAACAGCGTCTTGCTGGACACAAAAGATTAACACCACAGCAGCAACAGTTTCTAGATATGTATTTGCACAAGGATATGACACAGACTGAAGCGGCTAGGCAAGCAGGGTACAAAAACCCCACAGTGCAAGCTGTACGGCTTCTGCGTAACCCGGTCGTAGCAGAACGCCTACAAGAGATGAGACTGGAGACACAGGCTCGTTTCGGGGTAACAATCGATAAATCTATTCGGGATCTAAAAAAGATTCGGGATCAGGCGTGGGAGATGGGCAAATTCAGCGATGCGTTGAGAGCAGAAGAGCTGCGTTTGAAGGCAGCGGGACTACTCATTAACAAGCAGCACGTTGTCAAGGAGGAGATCACAGCGAACACGAAACAGGATATTGCGAACAAATTGGCTGAGTACAAGCGTTTAGCTGAGTCGCGGATGAGGAACGTAACACCAGATATGGACATAATAGAACATGAGCCACAAGATATAGTCAAAGATAGCGTATAGCCCAGATATTCCCATAAAACACCCCGTGCGGGGGGAGGGAACGGCGACCATCGGGTTTTCCCGAGCCTGTACCAGTAGAATTGTTCGGGTTCGGGGTCTTCGGGGTCATCGGGCTGCTGCTCGGGGCATCGGGATCGGGGTTTGATCGGGATCAGGCTTGACAACAAGTCGGGGTCGGGGTCATTCTATAGGCTCCTCCCTTAGAAGAGACTCCTCGGTAGCCACGCGCTGCCGGGGTTTTTTCTTCGGAACCAGTACAATTGTTCGGGATCGGGCTGCCGTCCTCCTTGGAGGAAACCCTCCCGGCGCTCGGACTCCGGGTCGCAGCGACCTCCCGGCCTTCGATTCACCAGTACAATTGTTCGTGTTGTTTTTGCCGTCCCAGTTGGCTGCGGTTTTGTACCAAATGATACTTTTTTATTTTTTTGTGCTTTTTGTTGTTGACAGGTGTCGCAATGATTGCTATATATAATAAGTAAGCCAGTGAGATGGGTTTATGGGTTATCCCGCTCACTGGCTGCACTTAAACAGGAGGGCAAGATGCCAACAGGAATCACAGACGAGAACATTCATTACTGGCCTTCTTCGCATGGAGAGCTAATGGTTAGTATTGAGGATACAAAAACATTGATGTCATTTAAGACTCTGGATGATGCAATAAATTGGCTTTACTTAAAAGGCTTTAAGAAAAGCGCAAGACAAATACACGGGGATTGGTAGGAGGAAGCCCGTAACATTTTCATTACCTGACCCAGCGAAAGCTGGGTATTTTTTTGTCCGTGCTGCGGCCCCCGGCGCTAACCAGTACAATTGTTCTGGTTGTTCCCCGGCGCTGCGGACTGGCAACTGCTGAAAAAAAATTTTTTTTCTTTCTTTTCTTGTTGACACTGTTTGCAATGATTGCTATATATATAAGTACAGAAGGAGGGCAAAAGCCATGTATTACAAGTATGACGAAATCAAAGAACACTTTGTTGACTGGATGAAAGAGCAGGACGCTGAGTGGCTCAAGGATAACAAGGACGATTGGCACCACCACGCATTCAATATGGACTACTACATTATTGGAACGCAAAAAGCGATTGAGTGGATGGGTGACAAGGTTTTTCCAATTATGGATATTATCGTGCAATACGAGCAAGACAATTTTGGTGAAGTAACAACTGATCTGTCCAGCCCTGAGAGGCTGGTTAATATGTACGCATACATCGTAGGCGAACAGGTCGTTAATGAATGGAGGTAATTAATGAGTAAACTATATTTCGCCTATGGCTCTAACTTGAACAGGAGCCAGATGGCATTGCGTAGCCCCACCGCCAAGGCGTTGGGGTCTGCGTACTTTCCGAATTGGCGGCTTGTCTTTCGGGGCGTAGCCGACATAGAAGAAGGGGACGAGCAGGACTTGTTGCCTGTCGGGATCTGGAGTATTGAAGAAGCGGACGAGGCCGCACTTGATCGGTATGAAGGCGTAAGTTCGGGACTCTATCGCAAGGTGGAGATCAACGGGATGCTAACGTATCGGATGAATCACGCGGGATATTACGGGCCGAGTCATCATTATTTCAGAACAATTTTGGATGGCTATCGGGATTTCGGACTCGATACTTCGGAACTCTATAATGCGCGGGACAATGCAAGGTTCGGTGAGCAGGAGAATCGGATATGGATGTAAATTGTTCGGGTTCTACTGGGCTGCAGCCAGGCGCTGCGGCCCATTTTTTTTGCCCAGTCCCAAGCAGCACTGGCAATAACACGAACAATTGTTCTGGTTTTACCGGGACCAGCCAGGCAGCACCGGGTTGAATCGGGCTTCGGGTCGGGCTTCGGGCTTCGGGCTTCGGGG